CTTATTAAGTCTGAAGCTAAGGTTAAAGACGAAAGCATCTCAGATACACTGCGGGACTTGTCAAATTATGCTCTTATGGCATCTGTATGGTTTGATCATAAAGATGATGACGATCGTCCAGCTTCAGAACGAGTTGATGAATTGTTAAAAAGGGGTATGCCTAGCCTTGGATTTTATTCCGGACTTCGTGTTGTCAGATCTGGCGAACGTTTCGGAAAACTTAAGGATCCAGATGAAGTTACTCGAGAGATTGAAATTCAAAATTCAGAACAACTCCGTCTTTATCTAAATATCCATAAAGAAAAAGGCGCACTAAGCGTGGCTAATGTCATCGGTCGTGATCTATTTTATCGGATTGACTTTACGGGTTTCTATCAGTATGTGAAAGAACTTCGTGGAGTTCGTTGTAGAGAGGATGAAACTCTACAAATTTACTTTAATGTTCGTAACGATGATTTGAATAAGGTCATATATATTTGTACGAATAAATCTGAAACTGCATACCATTTCGATAGCATTAAACATTTCAAAGCAGCAATCGAAAATTTCATCTATTTCAAAAAATACTTA